GCCACGTCCGGACCCGCGCGATGCGGAACCGGGCCGGGCGCCTGCACTATTTCTGGCGCGATCGCGATGGGCTGGCTTGGGAGTTTTACGCGCCGGGCCGGTCCCGACGCTCCTACCTCGCGAACCTCCTGTACGTCGGGCAGGTGGAGCGCATGCCCTCGCATGATGCCCCGCCGCCTCGCCCCTCGTCGTCGGGGGATGACGAGGCTGCGCGTTTAGCGCTCCGTACGGCGATCTTCTTCTCATGACCCGCACCGCCGATCCCCGCCCGCCGCGGCTCGACCCGCTGTGGATCCTGTTCGGCGTGGTGCCGCTGGCCGTGCTGCTCGCGGCCCCGCGTCCGTCGATCGCCGCCGACGGCTTCCTCGCCGTCGCCCTTGCCTGCCCGGTCGGCATCGAGGCGCCCGACTGCTCGCGCGAGAACGCGACCGACATGCTCGTGCAGCCCGCCGGACCCTTCGACTGCCTCAAGGTCGGCGAGGTCCTGGCGACGCATCTCGGCCTCGCCCCGGGCGAGCGGCACAAGATCGTCTGCGAGCGGCGGAAGGGCTGATGCTGACCCGCCCGCGGCCTCCGGAGCGGCTGCTCGGCCAAGAGGGTGCGCTGACCGCGTACCCGGTGGAGCCGGCGCACGATCTGGAGGCCTGGATGCGGGCCACCTTCATCGACGAGGACGCCCCGCTCCTCAACGAGGAGCACCTGCACCTGCGGGATGCCCGCCTCGGCGTCCTCTGGTGCGCGATCCCGAACGAGCGGCAGGGCAACGCCGTCGTCGGGATGTGCGAGGAGGCGACCTTCATCGGCAACCGCTGGGCCAAGGCTCGGTGGGCGCAACAGATCGGCGGGTGGTTCGGCGAGATCCCGGACTTCCTGCTCACCTTCGATGCCGGGTACGCGGACCAGTGCTCCGACGCCGCGTTCTGCGCGCTGGTCGAGCACGAGCTGCTGCACGCGGGCCAGAAGAAGGATGCCTGGGGCGCGCCGCGCTTCAGCAAGACGACGGGCCGTCCGGTATTCGGCATCCGCGGCCACGACGTCGAGGAGTTCGTCGGCATCGTGGAGCGGTACGGCGCCGGCAACGGCGCGGGTCGGACGCGTGCCCTCGTCGAGGCGGCCGGGCGGGCTCCGATCATCTGCGAGGCTGACATCGTCGGCGCCTGCGGCACCTGCGGGCGCGGATTGACCGGACCCTGACGACCGCCATGGCGCAGCAGATGCTCTCCGACGAGGTGAAACGCTTCGTCGTTCAACAGCTTGCGATGTTCGAGACCCCCTCTGAGGTCGCGCGCTCGGTCAAGGACGAGTTCGGCATCGAGGTGAGCCGGCAGTCCGTTGAAGCCTACGACCCGGGCAAGCGGGCCGGCGCGGCGCTGTCGCAGGAATTTCGGGAGCTTTTCGCGGCCACCCGCGAGACCTTCATCGCGGACACGGCGTCGATCGGCGTGACGCACAAGGTCGTCCGCCTGCGCACGCTCGCCCGGCTGATCGAGAAGGCGGAAGGCCGCGGCAACGCGGTGTTGGTGGCCTCGCTGCTCGAGCAAGTCGCCAAGGAATGCGGCGACGCCTTCTCGAACCGACGCGTCCTCGACAACAACGTGAGCGGCAGCCTGGATGTCGGCACCAAGGAACAGCGCGACGCCGCCGTCGCCGCCGCGCTCCGTGCCGACGCCTGAGGATTTCGCCTACGCGCGCCTGATTGCCTACGCCGCCTACCAGTGGCCGGGCTATCGGGACGCGGCGCACCATCGAGCGATTGCCCGGAAGCTTGAGGCCGTTGAACGCGGCGAGATCGACCGCCTCATGATCTCGATGCCGCCGAGGCACGGGAAGTCGATGCTCGCGAGCGAGTTCTTCCCGGCTTGGTATCTGGGGCGCAACCCCGGCCACTACGTGGTGGCCGCGACCTACGCGCAGGATCTCGCCGACGACTTCGGCCGCAAGGTCAAGAACCAGATCGCGGACGACAGCTTCGGCGGGATTTTCCCGGGCGTGACGCTCAAGGCAGACAGCCAAGCGGTTAAGCGCTTCCACGTGGAGGGGCCGAGCGACACGCTTAGCACCACGCAGTCGGGCGCCTACTTCGCGGTTGGTGTCGGCGGCCCGCTCACCGGACGCGGCGCCCACCTGCTTCTGATCGACGATCCGGTGAAGAACCGGCAGGAGGCGGACAGCGAGACCATCCGGCGCAAGATGCGCGACTGGTACACCTCGACGGCCTACACCCGGTTGATGCCGGGCGGTCGCATCGTGGTCATCCAGACGCGCTGGCACGAGGATGATCTGTCGGGCTGGCTGCTCCGGGAGCACGCGCACGAGGGCTGGGATACCCTCTATCTCCCGGCCATCAGCAAGGACGGAAAGGCGCTCTGGCCGGAGCAGTACCCGATCGAGCGGCTGGAGAAGATCCGGCAGGCGGTCGGCACCCGCGATTGGTCGGCGCTCTACCAGCAGGAGCCGACGCCGGACACGGGCGATTATTTCCAGCGTGACTGGCTCCGACCGGTCACGACGCTCCCGCCGCGCACGTCGCTGCGGATCTACGGGGCTTCGGATTACGCTGTCACGTCGAAGGGTGGTGACTACACGGTGCACGTCGTCGTCGGGATCGACAGCGACAACCGGATGTACCTGCTCGACCTGTGGCGCGGCCAGACGGATTCGGCAGAGTGGATCGAGTCGCTTTGCGACCTGATCTTGAAGTGGAAGCCCTCGGAGTGGGCCGAGGAGACGGGGCAGATCAAGGCGGCGCTGGGCCCCTTCCTTGAGCGCCGGATGCGGGAGCGCGGCGCCTACGCCTACCGTAGGCAGTTTCCGACGAAGGGTGACAAGGCAGTCCGGGCGCAGTCGATCCGGGCGCGTATGTCGATGCTCGGTCTGCATGTGCCGGCGGATGCGCCTTGGCGGTCCGACCTCGAAAGCGAGATGCTGCGCTTCCCGGCTGGTGTCCACGATGACCAAGTGGATGCGCTCGGTCTGATCGGGCAGCTCCTCGACCACATCAGCGCGCCATCGGCGCCGAGCCCTGAAGAAGGGCCACAAGACATCTACGCGCGCCGCCGTCGCGAGCGCAGCAGCACCTCTTCAGGATCGGGTTGGGCGGCATGACGGACACGGACGCCGATCGCGAGCCCATGAGCGCGGAGGAGAAGGCCGGGCTCGACCGCGCCGCCCTCCTGCGCAAGCTCAAGGCGTGGTTCAAGGCCGACCGGGAGGCCTCCTCGCGGTGGCGGCGTGAGGCGCGCGAGGATTACGACTTCGTCGCCGGTCATCAGTGGAGCCCCGAGGACGAGGCCGTCCTGCGCGAGCAGGGCCGTCCCCCCATCACGTTCAACCGCATCCTGCCGGTCATCAAGGCCGTGGCCGGCTCCGAGGTCACGTCGCGCCAGGATATCCAGTACCTGCCCCGCGAGGTCGGCGACGGCGCGCTGAACGAGGTCCTGACCGAGGGTTCGCGCTACCTCGCCAACGAGGCGGAGGCCGAGGACGAGGAATCGGACGCGTTCGTCGACACCGCGATCTGCGGCATGGGCTGGGTCGAGATGCGTCTCGACTATGAGATCGATCCCGACGGCGCCTATGTCGAAGACCGGGTGAACCCGCTGGAGATGTTCTGGGACGCCTCTGCGACGAAGCGCAACCTCTCGGACGCCCGCCGCCTGTGGCGCGCCAAGAGCATGGACCGCGCCGAGGCCGAAGGTCTGTTCCCTGACGTCGATGCGAGCCTCTTGGACGCCGCCTGGGCGGAGGATCGCGACGGCAACGAGCCGCACCGCGAGATCCAGGCCGGCGAGCGCCGCATCGACCGCCCCGGCTCCGCAGAGGAGGGCACGTCCCGCGTCACCATCGTCGAATGCCAGTGGTGGGAGCGGGCGAAGGTCGCCGTCGCCATCGACCTGACCACGGGCGAAGAGACCGAGATGGAGCCGGAGCAGGGCGAGGTGCTCGCCCGCCGGGCCAACGTGCTCGCGATGCCGGTGCAGGTCGTCAGCCGCGTGAAGCGCCGCTACCGCCGCGCCTTCATCGGCTCCGAGATCCTGGAGGAGGGCCCGGCGCCGGCGGGCGACCAGTTCTCCTATGCCTGCATGACGGGCGACCGCGACCAGAACCGGAATAGCTGGTTCGGCATCGTGCGGCCCATGCGCGACCCGCAGCGCTTCGCCAACAAGTGGCTGAGCCAGACCCTCGACATGCTCAACCGGCAGGCCAAGGGCGGCATGCTGATGGAGACGGACGCGGTCCCGGATCAGGCGGAGTTCGAGCGGTCCTTCGCGAAGCCCGGCGCGATCACGTGGATTTCGCCCGGCGCCCTCACCCGCGGCCAGATGAAGGAGAAGCCCCTCCCCGTCCTGCCGGCGGGCCATTGGCAGTTGATCGAGTTCGCGATCGGCTCCATCCGCGACTCGTCGGGCGTGAACCTCGAGCTGCTCGGCCAGCGTCAGGTGCAGCAGGCCGGCGTGCTGGAATACCAGCGCAAGCAGGCGGCGATGACGATCCTCGCCGGGCTGTTCGACGCGCTGCGCCGGGCGCGCAAGCACATCGGCCGCGTCCGGCTCTACTACATCCAGAACTTCCTCTCGGATGGCCGCCTGATCCGGATCGTGGGCGCCAAGGGCACCAAGGTCGTGCCGCTCCTGCGCGACCGCACCGCGGGCAAGTACGACGTCATCATCGACGAGGCACCGTCCTCGCCGAACCAGCAGGAGCGGGTCTGGGCGACCTTCGTACAGGTGCTCCCGATCATCAAGGACATGATCACCCCGCAGGTGCTCCTCGAAATCCTGCCCTACTCGCCCTTCCCCGACAGCTTCACGGCGAAGATCCGCGAGATGCTGGCCAACGCGCCGACCGATCCGCAGGCGGAGCAGCAGAAGCAGATCGCGGTGCAGACCGCGCTGGCCAAGATCGAGGACATGATGGCCGGGGCCTCGCTG